CCATTAGTAGAATCATACACAATACTGACAGTTTCACCACCGACTGTAATATCTCCGCGCCCATTGGCTACAATTCGGGCACGAACAACCTCCACCCCAAGATTAAATGAATGTGATCTAATATCTGAGGTTAATGGCATAACAAAGCTCCCTATTTTAATTTGAACTCCAGACTTAAATAGCTGTAACAAACATCCCCCATACGTGACAACAAAAAACCGGAGCCGGACTCCGGTTTTTGTGAAGCTGTCGGCTATTTCATCCCGCCAATATTTTCCCACGTCCCGTCAGCACGCAGGATTTGCAGCGGTCTTACCACGCACTGTATCTGCTTTTTATCCGCATCCAGTATCACCACCTGCGTGATTACCCTGTCCTGCTCCGGGATAATACCATTCTCATCGGACTCCAGAATGTCTGCCGGTCCCAGTCGCAGCTGTGCTGTAAGTAACTCCCCGTTTTCACGGTCATCATGCTTTCCGCAACCGCACAGACGCTGCATAATTTTTTTTAATATGTTCATGTCATTCTCCTGTTCTGCCTGTATCACTGCCCACTTCATCCAGCCCCTTAACATCCTGCCACGGCCCGTCACCAAACCTGACCTGCAAATGCTGAAAAAAACCCTGAACCCGTGTGGCATCTTTGGGGTCAAGAAAGGTCAGTCCGGTGATGAGTGCGCCATCTGTATCCGGGAACCAGCCATGGCTGTTTGTCTCAATAATGTTTCCCGGCCCCAGACGGAACCGTATTTGCGTCTCCCCCGGGTCGCCCTTCGGCCCCTGAGGTCCGGTTGCCCCCACCGGGCCAGCCGCACCTGTTTCTCCTTTCGGTCCCTGTGGGCCTGCCGGGCCTGCCGGGCCTGCCGGACCAGCATCACCTGCCGGCCCCCTTTCACCGGTTGCCCCTGCCGGACCGGTGTCTCCACGCTCTCCTTTATCTCCCTTCGGCCCCTGAGGACCCGCGGGACCCGGTTCCCCCTTTGGCCCGGGAGGCCCCACCACCGTGGGGATTCGGTTTACGGCCTCTTCCGCCGCTATCCTGCTTTGTTCCGCTGACTGTGCGCTTTCTGCTGACTCCCGGGCTTTTTCTGTTGCGGTCGTTGCATCCCTGGCTGCATTACCGGCTGCACTTTCTGCCGTCTTTTTTGACAACTCAGCATCTGCTGCACTTTGTGATGACTCACTGGCTTTTTGAGCGGCCGCAGAGGCCGAGGACGAGGACGCCTCCTCTGACTGCTTTGCAGCGGCTGCACTTTCTGCCGCCTGCCGGGCTGACTCCGATGCATCCCCTGCTGAAGTGTCAGCATTTGCCGCGCTCTCTTCTGCCTGACTGGCTGATATGCCGGCATTCCTCGCGGACGTCTCCGCCTCTCCGGCATTCTTCTTCGCCTCCTCAGCGTGACGCGCCGCTTCTTCCACCATCAGTTCAAAACGACGCAGTGCCTCCGGCCGGACGTCATCCTCCGACATGGCACCGAGAAAATCATTCAGCGTACCGGGTTGAGAATCTTCATACACGGTGATGGTCCCGGCATGTGACGGAGGAAATCCCTCCACCAACAGAATGACGCTGTACTGACCGTACTCAACATCCATGCTGTAACGTCCGGCTTCATCCGGATTTTCAGAGGCCACCGTGTTCACCACCACCGTGGCGCTGTTACGTCTGGCTTTCAGTTGAATGGTGCAGTTCTCTACCGGTTTTCCTGTGCCGTCTTTCAGTACACCTGAAATCTTTACTGCCATATTCACCCCACAAAAAAGCCCGCCTGAACCGGCGGGCTGTCATAACACTGTGTTACCTGGCTAATCAGAACTTATAACCGACACCCACGATGAAACCGTCAGTGCGCCAGTCGCCACTGCCGGAGCCTTCATAAGCAATATCAATGGCCACGGATTCGGTCGGGTTAAACTGCACGCCAGCCCCCCACGCCAGAGACGTGTTGCTGTGGCGACCGTCATCACTTCCGGTCAGCACATCGTGCGTTTTCCCCTTGTTGTCAGTTACGCGAAGATAATCCCCGGAGAAAGTCGACACACGGCTGTAAGCCACACCCGCCATCGCATACGCGCTGAACCATTCATTCACGCGCACAGACGGCCCCGCCATTACGCTGAACCAGCGGTTACGCACGGAATCTTCATGCCAGCGGGTATCGCTGTAACGGGTAAGCTGGCGATTCTTGTCTCCTGCATAGCTGAATGACGTCACCAGCCCCAGCGTGTCCGTAAATTCATAACGGTATTTCACGTTAATCCCGTTAAGATTATCGCTACCGGGAGCGCTCGTCCGGGCATGAAGATACCCCGCGCTCAGCGTGGCCTGCTGCTCAGACGCCCATGCAGGCGCGCCGGATACGGCCAGACAGATGGCTGCGGACAAAATGGCGGCATAAAGTTTACGCATAATTACCTCTCGCTTTTCTGCAATAAAAAAGGCGCCATTTCTGGCGCCCGTATATGGGTTATAAAATTCAGCTGATACTGATGCCTGCGGTGGCTTTCTTCATCACCACAACCAGCAAATCGCTGATACTTGCTGTGGGATACCAGTTATTCACCAGCCATGCTGACACCGAAAACTCCAGCGTCATGTGACCGTGACCGGCAGGCATATCAATAACGCCACTGTAAATCAGCGTATTATCCAGCGCGGTACGGTTATAAATTTCAGCACCGTTTTTCCGCACTATCAGACGGCATGAGGAGTAAATATCAGTATGCTCTTTCTCATGTTTAGCGCCGCTGAATGCCACCGCCGGAATAACAATCTGCCGGTCAAACGGCTGATCGTCATAAACCCTGACGGTAATGGTTCCTGATGGCCACCGTTCCGGTGCACGGGAGTCCCGGGGGAAAGCTTTGCCCACTGTTTTAACGAGATCGCCTTCAATCTGGTTCGCGGACAGTTTTCCCAGAACCCGACAGTTCTCGTTAATCGTGACGTTGTTGAGCGTCCCGGAGTTCGCATTCACACTGCCACTGATATCCGCATTTTTAGCGGTCAGCTTTCCGTCTGATGTCAGGGAAAATGCCGGAGGATTGCCGCCACTGGTAATGGTGGGAGCCGTCAGATATTTCAGGAACACTTCATTCATGAATATCTGATCGCCCTGACCAACAAACATCGGCTTTGTGTTGCCATTCGCAGGATTAATCATCGCAATCCTGTCTGCCGCCAGCAGCACCTGACTCTGCATGCCGTCAGAGGTGTTCTCAATACCGGCACCGATACCCGCAATATAAAGGCGTCCGTCCTGCATCTGCTGCAGCTTCACTGCCCACATGCTGTTCAGGTTATTATTTGTATCAACCTGAACCTTCTGTATCTGCTGGATCGCTGCACTCTGGTCTTCCAGTTTCTTATTGACGGTCTGCGTGATTTCATTACTGACATCCGTGATGGACGTTCTGATTTCCGCCAGGTCAGGCGCAAGCTGACCGTTATCAATCTGAGTCCACAACTCCTGAGCCAGATGGGTTTTCCCTATCTCTCCTTTGAAAAAATCCAGATAGCCGGATGCATCATCACTCGGCTGGCCAACAGCCTCCACAAATGCCGATTTGCCAACGGTGTTCACACTGCGGATATAAAAGTAATAATCATGGCCCGGTTTGATATTGATACTGGCGGCTATCCAGTACAGCCCCGTGCCAAGGTAGCGGGCTGTGGTTTCAACCTGCCTGATATCGGTAATCCGCGTTTCCGAAAACCAGAACTCAAACTGTACCGTCGGGTCATACACCGCAAGACGCGGGACCGCTGTTATCTGAAAATAGCCCGGTGTCAGCTCAATCTGTGACGGCGCTGCCGGTGCGGCAATCCGGAACGATACCGACGCCGGATCGCCCTGCTGCCCCCACGCATTTACCGCCCGGACTGTCAGCCTGTAGTTCCCCGGCGCCAGTTGCGTGAAGCGGTATGTGGTTTCCGTCGTCCGGGCCGTGCTGACCAGCCGCTCACTGCCGTCATCCGCGGCCACGGTCAGGCGAAGCATAAAGCTCACGCCCTTCACCACCTTCGGCGTGTCCCATTTCGCCTGCGCCAGATACTGACCGTCAGCTGCGCTCACCTCCACCGTCAGGTGCTGCACTGCCGGAGGGATGACGCTGTTCAGGGTGCCTGACTGCGGCTCAAAGCGGGCACCGTTATCCACGATGGCTTCTTTTTCCGGTACGTGCTGCACCGCCGTGATGGCAAAGGTGCCGTCCGTGTTTTCCCGGACGGAGACACAGCGGAACAGGCGACGGCGCAGTGACGGCAGGGAGAGCCCCCACACACCGTATGTCTCCACGCCATCCGGCAGGGTGCTGACCTGTATCCGGTCCGGCGCGGGGTGTGCAGTGATGGCCACGCTCACCGGCTTACCGCTGCCGTTAATCAGGTTCACCGTGGCGGCACCGGTCTCCGGCAGGGTCACCTCACGGTCCAGTGTCAGGGTGCGGCTGGCGGCATCGATGGACAGGATACGTCCGCCGGTCATGGTCCCGGCATAGTCGTTATCACAGATTTCAATAATGTCACCGGGTGTGTGACGCAGCCCCTGTGACCCGAGCGTGAAATCCACCGTCTGCGTTTCCAGCAGTCCGGTCTTTATCACCCACAGCCCGGCACGGTGGGCCTGACCGCGACTGGTGCAGCCGAACGCATCCATCTTCAGCAGGTTGCGTCCGTAGCGCAGTATGGCTTCCGGGTCTTCCACCAGTTCCGTGGAGGTCTGCCAGCCGTTCTGCGGGTCGGTGTAATTCACCTCCACCGCCGTGTGGCGGTCCTTCAGGGCGCTGAAGCTGTAGCGAAACCCCACGCCGTTATCATCCACCACCACATCACTGCTGGTGTAGGGCCACACCACATCTGACGGACGGTCCTGCACAAACGTCAGCGTCTGCCCGTTCCATACCGGCATACAGCGCATCGCCGAGCAGAAATCACTGAGAACGTCCCAGCCTTACGCTGTTGTGACAGGTACGCATTGAAAGTCATCCGCGGCTCTGTGCCCCCGAAACCATCCGGGACCATCTGGTCGCAGTACTGCGCAATGGCATACAGCGCCCACTTGTCCACATCCGCCGCCCCCAGGCGTTTTCCCATGCCGTAGCGCGGGTGAGTCAGCATGTCCCACAGGCACCAGGCCGGGTTGTTGCTGTATGCCGGTTTCAGGCTGCCGTCCCAGATGCCGCTGTACGTGCGTTTTTCCGGGTCATAGTTTGACGGCACCTGGATGATGCGACCGCGGATATGGTAGTTCACCGTCATCTGCTGACCGCCAAACTGCTCCGCATCCACCTGCAGCCCCACAATGGCCGTGTTCGGGTAGCACTGTTTCACATCGATGATTTCGGTGTATGACGACCACAGCGTTCTGTTCTGCAGCTGGTCCGTGGTGCTGTCCGCCGTCTCCCTGACCATCCGGATGTTAAAGGGCCGGGGCGGCAGATTATCCAGAATCACCGACGCCAGGAACTGCGAGGTGGTCTTGCCGTTAATGGTGACATCCTTTTCCGTCACCCAGTTACCGTTACGCTGCAACTGAATCAGCAGTCGGACAGAAGAGTGATTACGGTCGCCCTTTGAGGTGGTCTCCAACAGTGACTGCACCCCGAAGGTGACCCGCAGGCGGTCAATGTTCGCGGACGTAATGGTGCGCGTCACCGGCTTTGCCTTCGTCACTTCCACGCCCAGTGCGGTTTCCGCCCCGGAGGACTCAAAGCCTTCAGGTGGTGTCTGCTCCTGCTCCCCGGCGCGCCAGACCGCGGTCACACCATGTATCACAGGATTACCGTCCGTGTCCGTCAGCGGGGTTTTGTTCACCAGGATACTCTGCAGCCCCTTCACCGGACCTTCAATCGGCCCTTCACCAATGGCATCAATCACGCTCATCATCTGCGTGGACTTAAGATTGTCCTTTGCCTCAACCGGCGTGTGCGCCCTGCCGCCACCTTTACCCATAATGTTCCTCTCAATTGGTATTATTAATCGCAGTGATAGGATATTGCACAGCTATTGCGCGATATCATCAGAACGCTGTTTGTTACCCTGTAACCAGCAAGCTCAGTCTGTTAACGGAATTAATGAGGGTTTTATGAAATGTAAAATCATTGCTGCCATTGCCATGCTGACAGCAGCATCATGCGGATACGCAGCAGAACAGGAAGTCCCAATGAACCTTGTCAGTGCTGACGG